GCTTTCCTACCAACGCCTCATTACTACGAGGAGACTTGGTGCTCCTACTTCGCACGTCATCGTGGCTACAATGTAGTGTATGATGGTAGTGTATCAATAGGTCATAGCTGGCACGCCTCATCCCCAAAACCGGGCGAAGGCTACAGTCATGCCGACGCCCAATTCAAAGTAAGCCAATCAATATTTCGCAAAGCCTGCGATTTCATAGGAATAGAAAGAGATTAAAATGTCAGATCAATTCAATGTTTACCTTTACAATGCAGAAGTAGTTAAGATAGTTGACGGAGATACGTTTAAGATTAAGATAGATCTTGGTTTTGAGGTTCATATTGGGCCAAAAAGCGTCAGACTATATGGTGTTAACACACCAGAAAGCCGTACAACTAATCTTGAAGAAAAGAAAATGGGTCTTGCTGCAAAAGAGTTTACCGATCAATGGATCAAGAAAGCTAATAACAAAGTAAAGATCGAAACCATTCTAGACAAAAATGAGAAGTATGGTAGAATCCTTGCCAGAGTATGGAACGAAGCTGGTGAATGTCTTAATACTGAAATTGTCAAAGCCGGATTAGCTAGAGAGTACTTTGGCGTAGGCGATAAAACATTTGAGGAATTTAAGAAGGCGTAAGAGCCTAGCTCTAGATAATCATTAGTCAGTGGAGAAGCACAATGCAGCACTTTGGTGAAGGTATTTATCGTATTGAAAATTTCTTTTCTCGTCATAAAGAACTTAAAGATCTAATTTTAAATCAGATTGACACTTTGGATTTTTTTAATGCTCAAAATAATCCTCTTAAAAAAGATGATTTTAATTCATATGATATTTTAGGAAATTGGGTAGACTCCAGTAATCCAAATTTATATGAAATTTTATATTCTTTAAATACACAGAAGCTAGAAGCACTAAATCTCTTATTAAACACCACCCATGTTAGTCAATGGGAAGGTAGTGAATACTGCGGTGGAATAACGTGTTATAAACCTGGAAGCTTTTGGATGGATCATAATGATTTATTGTATTTAGATGAAGAAAAAAAGATGACTTACTCATGCGTTTATTATATTAACCAAGATTTTGAGGGTGGTAATTTATTTTTTCCAGAATTAAAAATTACTGTTAAGCCCATAGAAAATAGTTTAGTATTACTTCCTTCTCATTTAATTCATAGGGCAGAAGAAGTTATAAGTGGAAATAAAATAATATCAACAACATTTTTTAGAGAGAATAAAAATGCAAACTAGAGTATTCTTATCAGGAGCAATAGAAGATATTCAATCTGACTTTAAATATAGTTGGAGAAATGAGGCAACTTCTCTTTTAAATCATAGAGGTTTTAAAGCAGTCAATCCAATGGACTATGCCTTAGAGGAAGAAGACTGCAAGCCGAAAGAAATAGTAGATAAAAATCTATTTTTGCAAAAAAGCTGTGATATTATTTTAGTAGAATACACATTACTCTATAGGGCATACATTGGAACAGACTTTGAAATGACCTGGGCTCATCTAAACAATCAACCAGTAATTGTTTGGGCACATCAAGATCTACAGCACAGAATTTATCTTAAGTTTCTTGCCACAAAAGTTGCAGATACTCTTGAGGAAGCTGTAGAATATATATCTAATACATATCCATCAACTAAATAAAGGAAATAATATGGCAGAAAATAAGTTTAACTATTTTGAAGTAACTACTTCTTATGTTGTTAAAGCCAAGAATAAGTCAGAAGCTGAAAAGGTTGTCCTTGGACGTCGTGGCGTTAAGGGCGAAGTCATTACCAGTAAGACTAATGTAGATCGAATCTCGGCTGTAGAAGTCCGTGAAATGTTGGAGATCTAAGAATCCTATTAACTAGAGGGTAGCACTATTCACTTAGTGTTACCCTCTATAAACCTTAAGGAAAGTATATGATATACGCTCAAATGGTGGGCAGAAATGAAGAGGGAAGATTTCTAGAGGAAGTTCTAGAAAGGCTTTCACAGCAAGTAGATGGTATTGTTTTTACGGATGATTGTTCTACTGACAATACAGCTAAAATAGCAGAAAAATATTGTCATGTTTACTCAACTCCAGAGCAACTATTTACAAAACATGAGGGTCAACTAAGAGCTTTTGCCTGGTCTAATATGTGCCAGCATGCAAAACTTGGTGACTGGATTATAGCAATCGATTGTGACGAAATGCTATATAACAAAAACGATGTGGACAATCTTGATATCTCATCTGTTTTATTAAACTCGCCTTATGATGTTGCCAATGTTCGCTTTTACCACATGTGGAATGAGAACCAATGGCGTACAGATAAACTATGGGCTCCAAATAATAGCAGTAGAATATTTAGGTTTAAGGAAGATGGCGGTTTTGCCAATAGGAAGTTAGCCTGTGGTTCGGAACCCACATATGTAGTTGACTGGATTAGGCAAAGAAACTTCTGGGTTGATTCAGGCTTAGTCATGAAACATCTTGGATACGTAAGAGATGAAGATAAGATCTCTAAACATCAAAGATATTCAACTTTAGACGGTGGAGAATTTCACGCATTAGATCATATCAACTCAATAATAGACCCAAATCCAGTCTTAATTGACTGGGGAAACTTCTTAAGGTAGAAAAAATGAAAAAAGATATTAGAATTGCAACACACGCACAAACAATTCAGTCGCTAACTCTAAAGATGTTATCTAAGGAACGTTTTGCTTATGTTAACTTTCCTCGATCAGCACTCATCGCTATGGGTAGTCCGGATATGAAGAAGTCTTCTAAGGACTTTGGTGATTCAATAAGTAAATCATTTAGCATTAATGATAAGAATTTTATGAAAGGGATACCATTAGCTTTTGTGAACTCTAATGATTCAGATAATGAATTAGATTATTCAAAAGTGGATTCTAATCAGACATACTACAACTCAACAACACTTGAAAATTACTTCAACAATAATGAAGTAGCTTTTACGTCTTTTGTAGATTTCTATATAAGAAATACTCCATATGTTGTAGTTACCTTTCACGATAGAAAAGTAATTACAAGGGTTTTGGGATCACCCGTGGACACAATTTATGTTCCATATAATGACTATTACGATAAGTTAGATTCTATAATCGAAACTTTGAAAACCTATACAGGTAAAGTTGATACAGTCATTTTAGATTGTCCGCTACTTTCTGCTGCTTTAGCAAGTAAGATATGGGATGAGTTAAATTTTTCTATAATAGATTTTGGGAAGGTAATCAGCTTTGCTCGAGCAAGATTTAGCAATAGGATCTCCCAAAATGAAAAGACAGATTGAAGACAAAGAGGATGATCTATTTCTAATAGATCTTTTACTTGAATCAGATCTAACCATTTCAGCTATAGCTAAAGAACTTGGTTATTCATTTACTCAGTTAAATAAAAAAATTAATTCACTTGGTCTTTCTTGGATTAAAGAGCAAAAGAAAAAAACATCAAGAGGTCAAGCTGCGCTTACTCAAGCAATGCAAAAGCTTTTTCCTGGACAAAAGATCATAAACGAACATCACGTAGGTGAGCGTTTAAGAATAGATGTATACTGTCAGGAATATAAGATAGGTGCAGAATTTCACGGCAGGCAACACTTCTATTACACTGAAAGATTTTTTGAATCAAAATATGATTTTATTCAGGCTCAAAAAAGAGATGAAAGAAAGTTAGAACTTTGCAAGCAAGAGGGAATAACATTAGTCGTATTTAGATACAACGATGAGCTAAGTGAACAAGCTGTTTATGATAGACTATTGCAAGCAATAAGACTGAGTCCTCATGTTCCAGAGAATGTAAAGACAAATAAGAAAAGCATCACTCAAAATAAATTTTATCAGGATAGAAAAAAGCAATACAACGAAAGAAAGAAAGAGACATATAAAAAAATGAAAAAGAGAAGAGATAATCATGAGTGATATTGAATCTTCTCCTGTAACTCAGCCAATTGAGTATCAGATATTTGCTCTTTCATTTAGGGAAAAGGGAGCAATATCTTACTTTAAAGATAATCTAGATCCACAGATTGTTGGTATTAACGATAATCAACATGGCGTTCATGAATTTTACAATGCTCTTTTATCATATGTTTCCAGTACAGATCTAGACATAGTTGATCCAATAGTCTTTAAGAATTGGATGCAACTAGAAAGCCATGTCTTTGAAGCGCTTAATGGAGATGAGGGAGTTAATGCTCTCATGGGTGTTCTCTCCGATATGCAGCTAGCTAGCCCTGAAGCTGTTGTTCAGGTTCTTAAACATAAAGATAATAAAATTAAACAGAAAAATTATTTAAAAGAGTTAGAAATAATCATAAGCCAAAAGGGTATAAAAACTGAAGAAGATCTTTCTAGAATGTCTGAGATTTCTAATCTCATTAACGACTTAGAGAACAGCGCTAGCTATGACCCACTTGATGGAGTTGTGACGGCTAACCAGATAATAGAAAAGATTGATTCACTATTAGATACTCCGGACTTCTTGCCAACTCAGTTTAAGTCTTTAAATAGGGCAATGGGGTACACCAATGAGGGAGGCTTCTTTAAGGGGGCAGTACATGCGATCATAGCAGCCTCAGGAAAAGGCAAGAGTACGTTTGCTAAATGCCTAGTGAATCACTGGTTGGATTCTGGATATAAAGCTTTATATATAAACTTTGAAGAAGCTAGAAATCACTGGGAACGTATATTGATGACCCAGATAACTGGTAAGAACGTTTATTCAGAAGTGGATAAATGGTCTGAGGAAGAAAAAAATAAACATATCAAAACTTTTACAGATAAGTTAACCGAATGGGGTGATCGTCTAATGGTTAAGCATGACCCAGACACTCCATATTTCGAGGATCTAGAAAGCTGGTTAAGGGATATCTTGATTCAAGGTGAACACATGCCGGACGTTATAGTCATCGACACTATCCAATCAATGTTTACTAGATCTAAGGGCAAAGCTAGATGGGGTGAATTTGAAGAAATGATGGTTCGTCTTGAAAAAATAGCTAGAGATATGAATTGTGTATTAATAATTACCGCACAAGAAAACTCAAATAGAATGAAAGAAAAAAGAGAAATAGTCATGCAGTCAGACACTGGTGGTTCTTTAGCTATACAGCAGAAGTGTGCGGTAACTATATTTATCACAGAGAAAAAATTAGTTAGCGGTGATGATTCGGAAGATGAAAATGTAATGCAGTTACAGATACCAAAAAATAGAATTACTGGTTCAACATTTTCTTATGAGCCACCACTGGTTAGATATGTAGATTCCAAAAAGTCTTATGTAGAGTACGAAATGGTTACACCCGGATCCTATGATGCCTCATCAATTTTAGATGACTTATTAAACAATGGAGATTTTAACTAATGAAATTAATCACGCCAGAATCCCTAAAGGACTTTCAAACTTGTTCATTGTTATATGAATATAGATATAATCAAAAACTACCAGAGTCAATAGGTGGCAGAGATTTATTATCTCTTAGATTTGAAAATACATTAAAGGAAATTATATATTACTTCTTTTACAAGAAACAAGGTGGGTATACGCCGTCCTATGCATCACTTTTGAACAGATGGGAAAAGCTTTGGTTTGCTGACAATGTTTCATCATATGACATCATGACAGAGCAGCATGAAAGCGCATACGGAAACAGTGCCAGCCTTACCACTAAGGCCGCTTCTGCTCTATTATCTTTTTATGAAAATTTTTCAGATGAAGAATATATACCTATTGCGATAAACGAAGACTGCATTATGCCAGTTACTCCAAAGGTTAAGATAAAAGACAAATTTGATATTATACTTTATAAAGATAATAAATATTATATTATTAAGATAATGTTTAATTACAAGAACAGTCATCAACATATGTACCAAGTAAACTTTGCCACTATGTACAATGCATTTGCAGTAAAGCATGGCGATAGAATTTCTAGAGCATCTTTTGGTTACATAGATCTATTAACGTCCAAAGTTTCTTTTGTTGATTTTGAAATAACAAAAGAAGATCTTGATTCTTTAAGATTTTGGGCCGATGAATTAGAGCAAGCAGAAAATTTTATTCCAAGAAGAGGATTGACCTGGTATTGTAAAAAATGTCCATTTGATAAACCCTGTTCGAAGTGGTCAAATTGGTCAAAAAATGCAGACAAATAGATTTGGTGTTATACTTGAGGCTAGGATATCTAAAAGATTATTTACACTTGCAAAAGAAAATAAACAAACTCCTTATGAATATTTAAAATCTACAATAGATGAAAAGTATCAAATTTATTTAAAAGAAAAACTAAATTGGGATTCAGACTA